CCAATACAATTTAACTTTACTCCGGTAACAGAAAATTACTGGAAGGATCAAGGTGTTGTATGGCCTAAGGGACACCCAGCAGAAGGCGAAGATATTATTCTACGAGATTATCAAGTAGAATCAATTAATAACTTTTTAAATAATCCACAGAGTCTGCAACAGATTGCAACTGGTGCAGGCAAAACAATTACCACAGCAACTCTTAGTCACATAACTGAACCTTACGGGCGTAGCCTTGTTATTGTGCCTAATAAAAGTCTAGTTACTCAAACAGAAGAAGACTATATTAATTGTGGTTTGGATGTAGGGGTATACTTCGGCGACAGGAAAGAATTAGGTAAGACTCATACTATATGTACTTGGCAGAGTTTGAATATTCTAGACAAGAAGCACAAGGACGGATCAGCTGTACTATCACTAGCTGAGTTCTTAGACGGTGTAAGTACTGTTATTGTAGATGAGGTGCATCAAGCAAAAGCAGAAGTATTGAAAAACTTGCTTACACGCAACTTGAAAAATGCTCCTATTCGTTGGGGACTAACCGGTACGGTGCCCAAAGAAAAGTTTGAGTTTGAAAGTATTCACGCTTCATTAGGTCCTGTTATAGGACAAATTAGTGCTAAAGAATTACAAGACAAAGGTGTGTTATCGCAGTGTCACGTTAATGTTGTACAGCTATTAGACACACAAGTACACACAGATTATCAATCAGAATTAAAATATCTAACAACAAATAAAGATAGACTAGAATATATAGGCAAATTATTAAACACAGTAAAACAAGACGGAAACACCCTTATACTTGTTGACAGAATTAGCGCAGGCGAAATGTTACAAGAACAAATACCAGGTAGTGTTTTTGTTAAAGGCGATGTTAAATTAAAAGATCGCAAGGAGGCATATGATGAAATCAATGAAGGAACTAATCACGTCGTTATCGCCACATACGGTGTCGCGGCTGTCGGTATTAATATACCGCGTATTTTTAATCTTGTTCTCATTGAGCCTGGCAAAAGTTTTGTCCGGGTAATTCAATCTATAGGTAGAGGCGTAAGAAAGGCAAAAGACAAAGACTTTGTACAAATTTGGGATATCACTTCAACGTGCAAATTTGCAAAGAGACATTTAACACAACGCAAAAAGTTCTATAAAGAAGCACAATATCCTTTCACTATAGAAAAAGTAGATTGGAACTAACAATGAAAATATTAACGCTAGACAACAAACCGTTTTCTTTAACGAATATGCCTGACGAACTTGAAGACGAAGTTCAATTTGCCGTTCTTGATAACTCAGATGCAAAAGAACCAGATTTCTTTTTTATACCTTTAATTTTCTTAGAAAGTTTTAGCGCACCAGCAATGGTTTTAGAAATAAATGGTAAAGAAATAATGATGCCTATAGATTGGCACCTTGCAGTAGGTGACAGTCATAGTGGCAATGACTTAGAAGTTTTACCATTAACTAGTATTAACGATAGGGGATTCGAAGCATTTCTTTTCAATCCATTAAGCAGTTATAAGTTTGACTTTGGCGATATTAAAGTAACGAATTTTTACAATGATGTAAAATGGTATTTTCCAAAAACAAAAAACGGCCAACTATTGGCAATACCAATTGAAGACTGCGATAAACCATTATGTGCGTACTTTATTAAAGATATCAGTAGACAGAGCGAAGTAATAGATTATACAAATTTACTATGACGGATTTTATACACACTCAATATATAGATAAAACAGTATGTGACGAGCTAATAGAGTATTTTGAAAATAATACAAAAAAGTTCGAAGGATTATCAGCATACGGAGTAGATAAGGACATAAAAGATAGTATTGATTGTTATCTGGAAGATGAGTCTCTAACTAACAAATATGTTCAGCAACTAAGAAAGGTTGCTAACTCTTATGTTGAAAAATATCCATTTGCAGATCATTATGCTCAATGGGGAATTATTGATAGTATAAACATTCAAAAGTACGACCCAGGTGGGGGATTCAAAGTATGGCATACCGAAAGAGCTGGTCCAGAAGGATTACAAGCCTCTAGGCATTTGGTCTTTATGACTTATCTAAATGACGTTGAAGACGGCGGAGAAACAGAGTTCTTCCATCAACAACGTTCAATTAGCCCACAAAAAGGTCTAACAGTAATATGGCCGGCAGACTGGACTCATACACATAGAGGGGTGCCTTCGCCGACAGAAACAAAATATATTATTACCGGCTGGTTTAATTTTTAGGATTGGAGATAGAAATGAAAGCAGGAAAAATTTGGGGTCAAACAGAATTGATCCACGCTAACGGTGTACTAGAGTTTCATCGTATTGAGTTTAACGCAGGTTACAAGTGTTCAGAACACGAACACAGATTTAAATGGAACGGATTCTTTGTTGAGTCGGGCAAGATGATTGTTCGAGTTTGGCAAGATGATCAAGGACTAGTTGATGAAACTATTCTTGAAGCAGGTGACTTTACTCAAGTCAAGCCTGGCAAAATTCACCAGTTTGAAGGTTTAGAAGACGGAGTCGCTTTTGAACTATACTGGGCAGAATTTAATCACGATGACATTGTTCGTCGTACAGTAGGCTCCGCAACAAAAGGAAAGAAGTAAAAAATGTTTACAAAACTATTAGACGGTGTAGACAAGACTCTAGTTAGAAATCTTGTAATTTTACACACACTAGTAATTGCAGTAAGTAATTATTTGGTTACAATTAGATTTGATTTATTCCCAGGGGCAGACTTGCCTTTGTTTGGATCATTTCCTTTAGCGGCAGCAGCGTTTACGTTTCCAATCGTTGTTGTAGCAACTGACCTAACAGTACGTATGGTTGGTAAAGAAGCAGGTCGTGCAGTAGTAGCAATGGCTATTATTCCTGCTATCATTGCTTCAGTGCTTGTATTACTAGCACTAGGTGATGAACACGCATATAGAGTTGGTTTTGCATCAGGTATTGCGTATGCTATCGGTACAATGCTTGATGTGTATGTATTCCAACATATTAGAGAGAAATGGAGTGAAGCGTGGTGGGCAGCCCCAGCAATCTCAACGATTGCGGCAAACATCATTGACACATATTCATTCTTTTATGTGGCATTTGCAGGTTCTACAGATGCAGAAGGTAACTTAACTTGGATTGGTGAAAACTGGCACGTTGTTGCACAGAATAATACATTGACTAAGATTGTAGTTGGCTTAATTGTATTCCTACCTGCATACGGAGTCCTATTAGGATACCTAAAGAAAAAATTAGGTAAAATATAATGGGAGAGCTTCTTCCTGGAGAAGCACTGATATACGAGCGTAGCAACGGTGTTGTGTACGCTCGTTATCAGAACAAGCCTGAGATTCCCCGCTGGGTTATAGGAGGGGATCCGGGTGCTGTAGCACGGGCACAAGGAAAGTTGTTGGACTACAGTGAATGGTTAAACTTATGCGAACTTGCAGAAACAAATATAACATTGAAAAAATTAATGGACAAACTTGTTACTACATACTATGTAATTAAGGAAGAAAAATGAAATATGAAAATTGGGACATAGGCGGCAACATTGTCAAAGAAGATGATCGTTATATTGTAACAGATAATACTATATTAAAAAATTTAGTTGTAAGTAGTACAATGTTATCAGCTAATAAGAGTACAACAGGACATAGACACGCTGGACAAGAAGAAGTTTATATTTTTGTTAGTGGTAGTGGACAAATGGAACTTGATCATAAAATAATTGATGTAACAGCAGGCGATACTGTACTAATTGAAGACAATGTATTCCACAAAGTGCATAACACAACAGACGTTGGATTAAAATTTATTTGTGTATTTGATGGCGGAAGAAATCACTAATGAGAATTATTGCAGGACCGTGTCAGCACGAAGGTCTAGAACAAAGTTTAGAAATTGCACGTGAATGTAAACGTGTATGCGACAAATATGGCATCGATTATTATTTTAAAGCAAGTTTTGACAAAGCAAATCGTACAAGTGTAAACGGCAAGCGTGGCGTAGGATTACACTCATTTGTAAAAGATATCCTAGAACTAAAAAAACAACTAGGTGTAAAAACACTTACAGACGTACACGAAGTAGATCAAATACAATATCTAACTTACGTAGTCGATGTATTACAGATTCCTGCATTCTTATGCAGACAAACAGATTTAATACAAGCAGCTTGTGCAACAGACTGCATTGTAAATATTAAAAAAGGACAGTTCTTAGCACCGTGGGATATGACAGGAGTGCTAAGTAAGTGTAAAGATGCAAAAGAAGTTTGGATAACAGAACGAGGAACTAGCTTTGGTTACAACACTCTTGTCGTTGATTATACTGGCCTTATGTATATGCTTGACAATTATGAACATCCTATTGTATTTGATTGTACGCACTCTGCCCAAAAACCCGGGGGACAAGGCACTAGCTCAGGGGGTAATCGTGATTATGTGCCTGGGTTGGCTCGTAGCGGGGCTGCTCTTGGGATCCGGAACTTTTTCCTTGAAGTCCATCCTGACCCTGATGTAGCACCAAGTGATGGTCCAAATATGCTACGCTTAGAAAATTTTGAGGAGGTAGTACGTGATATCATCAGCTATTCTTATACCCGCAAGGTATAACAGCACACGCTTTCCAGGTAAACCTTTGGCACTGTTAGATGGTGCGCCAATGATTAAACGAGTGTATGATGCTTGTATAGCATCTAATCTACCAACATATGTGCTTACTGATAATCAAGACATATACAATGTAATTGGTACAAATTGTCTATTAGATCATCGCGATTACAAAAACGGAACTGAAAGATGTGCAGGTGCTGTTGCTAAGTTTGATATATTAGATCAATACAAAAACTTTATAAACGTACAGGGCGATATGCCTGATGTAACACTTGAGATGATTGAACAGGTCGAGTGGCATTTACAACACTATTCTGTTACTACAGTGTTTACTCAGATGCAAGAAGATAAACAGAACGACCCTAACTCAGTTAAGATGGTACGTGCCGGTGATCAAGCTCTATGGTTTGGCAGAGGTATGACTGGCTACGGCGACTGGCACTTAGGCGTCTATGGATATAAGCGTAATGCGTTACAAATGTATCCTACCCTTCAAGTTGAACAAGAAGAAAAGATTGAGCAACTCGAACAACTGCGTTGGTTAAAAAGTGGTTGGAATATAGGCTGTTTGAGTGTACAATATAATGGAGTTGAAATTAATTCACCAGAGGATGTAGAAGAATGGCACAGCAAGCGTTTCCAGTAAAAGATGTATTAGCGTGTATAGATAGCAATGCAAAGTCTGTATGGAATGAACTCACAGACGAACAAAAAAAGTGTGTTAACTTTTGGTTACTTAATAGATATGCTAGTTCGGTATCTGGTACACGTGAAGCACAAGAACTTGCTGTTGTAATGACTAATCAAATCTATAATAAAAACTGGAACGAATTAGGCACAAGACATCCTAAATTACAATGGCAACTACTTTGTTCACTACACAATGCAAACAGTGATATTAGACGACACAACTGGATTGGCTTTAAGAAGAAGACAGGAAATAACAACGGTGTTAAGCTATTACAACAGATCTATCCTAATATGAAACAAGACGAGGTAGAATTACTTGCTAGAATATCTACAAAAAAAGAACTCAAACAATTGGCTGAGGAGCATAGTATTGACATCAAACTCTAAGCCATACGTATGCGAATATTGCAACACAGGGTATACAAGAGAAAAAACTCTTGCTGCTCATATGTGCGAGAAAAAACGTAGAGCTTTACAAAAAGATGAAAAGCGGGTACGACACGGATTTTATGCATTTCAAAGGTTTTATAAACTAAGTGCAGGATCTAAAAAGGAGAAATCGTATGAGGATTTTTGTGCTAGTCCCTACTATAATGCTTTTGTTAAGTTTGGCAGTTTTCTCAATAATGTCAAACCTCTCTACCCTGAACGATATATTGATTACGTTGTTACAAGCGGCGTTAAATTAGATCATTGGTGTAGAGACGAGATGTATGAAAAATATGTTCTTGAATTTATTTTGAAAGAAGATGTTACAACAGCACTTGAACGCAGTGTTGAAACAATGTTAGAATGGGCGGCAGAAAACGAACCAGCACCTTGGACGCATTACTTTCAGCACGTTAGTTTGAATAGAGCTGTATGGCACATTAAGGACGGAAAGATATCACCTTGGCTATTGCTTAATTGTAAAAGCGGAAAACAAATGTTAGGAAACTTCAATGACGAACAACTAGAAATGGTATATCACGTTATTAATCCGCAACATTGGGCAATGCGTTTTAATCGTCTCCCTAACGATGTACAGCTAGTTAAAGATGTTGCAAAGGAAAGTAATTTATAATGCCTGATATTGATATTGACTTTGCAGATAGAGGTATTATTTTAAGTAAAATACAACATCGTATTGCAAAACTAGACACTGATAAAAAACATAACACAGGCGTATATGTAACTGAATGTCCACATAATCCTGTGGACAACTTGTCTACTATTGATTATAAAACAGCAGAAGACAGGGGCTACTTTAAACTAGACTTCCTTAACGTAAGCATATACAAAGATGTTAAGGACGAAACACATCTAACAAAATTAATGGAAAGGGAACCACTATGGGAACTATTGGAGCACGAAGACTTCAGCGAAAAAGTCTTTCATCTAAACGGGCACAGCAATCTATTGAAACTATTGAAGCCCAACTCGGTCGAACAATTAGCAGCGACACTAGCTATAATACGTCCAGCAAAGAGGCATCTGGCGGACAAAGATTGGCAAACGATAATGAAAGAAGTTTGGACAAAGCCAACAAACGGTGATTACTATTTTAAGAAAGCACACGCTGTAAGTTATGCAATGGTGTGCGTAGTGCATATGAATTTATTAGTTGAAGAATTTAACGCTTCGACTTCTTAACTAATTGTACGTTTTTACGTTTTACTCTTTTAACTGAAAGATTATTAATATTAGTGCAAGGTCCGATTGTAACCTTGACATCTTTTGAATTCATAGTAACTAAACTATATTTGAAATATTCCATTTCTTTCATTAGAAATATATTGATGGGGATTAACCGATTAGACTCCCACCACCAAACTTCTCCTAAATCAAGAAACGCTTTCTTTTCCTCTGTTGATTTTAAATTAGTGTACACATACATTGATGTAACCCATTGATCCTGATTCGCGATGATGCCGACATACTCTTGGCCGCCGTAAACTACAACGCTGATAAAGGGGAAATTTTCTTCTATATCTTTTGTTAACATTCTTATCCGATAAATACAATATGCAACTTATACCCAGATATTTAGTCAAAAACAAAACTACGGTTATTGCTAATGAAGCAGGGTTTCTTACGGAGTATAGAGCAGTGTACACACGACAACTAAAAGTATTTACAGGTATTGATAACGTACTGGACTTTAAACTGGTTAATGCAGATCAAAAACCTATTGATCTAGCAGGATACTCCAGTATTAAATTTCAAGCGTTTGATGAAAACAAAAATTTAATTATAGAACACGATGGTGTAAATGTTAATCAATCAAAAGGATTGTTTAAAGTTACGATCGGTGAAAATGATCTATTAAATGTCAAGAGTCAGTATTTAAGTTATAGTATCTATCTCGTAGATGCTAACAGTAATAATGTAATTACATATACCGATGCACACTTTGGAGGTTGTGGTACAATATATATAGACACTTGTCAATATCCTGGTCCTAGAGATACTTATAGTGTATCTACATTTACTGAAGTAACAGAAGACACCCCGTATTGGACATCTGAAACACTAGATGCAGAACCGGGTATTAACGGCAACGAAGCATTACACACTGCTGTATATTATACAGATAATTACATAGGCGATATTATAGTACAGGCAACTCTCGATAATGACGTAATTGACGGCACAACTTGGGCTGATGTAACATCGCTAACACTCAATGGTGCAGAAACAGAGCCAGCAGTTGTAAACTTTAATGGAGTGTTTAGTCATTTAAGATTTAAAGCCACAGCAAATCCTGCAAATAAAATAAGTAAAATATTAGTCAGAAACTAGTTGACAACGCAACAATATTACTATATAATAGTAATATGAAAAATAAAATAATACTGACTATAGTCGTAACTTTTGTTGCGGCTTTTTTTACGACTACTATAAAATCTGAACCGTTAGAAGTTTGGATTTATGCAGAAAGAACACCATCTTATCTAGCACCGGTTACTTATTCATACGAGATTGTAGAATCTGAAGATATTAAAGATGTAGCAAATTTAGATATTGTAACTAGCGGTCCAAAAGGACAAGTAAGCTCATTATATATTAGAGGTGCTGACAGTGATCAAAATTTAATAACACTCAACGGCATACCTATCAAAGATCATTCTAGTCCAACAGGAACAGATGATATTGGACAGCATAATTTTACAGGAATAAGTTCTGTAGAAATTATAAAAGGTCCTATGAGCAGTGTATACGGGGCAAATGCTTCTGGAGGTGTTATAAACTTAATATCAGATGTATCATATAATTCTTATGCTACATTAAGTGTAGGTTCAAATAATTCAAGTACAAAGAAAGTACAAGTGTCTGATATCAGCAACAGGCTTGCATATACTATAAGTGCAGAGCAGCAATCGACAGATGGCATAAGTGTATATCCTGGAGGCAGTGAAACTGATCCATATGACAGTACAAACTATAATTTAAATTTTATGTACTACGGTGATATTGCAAACTATAGATTGAATTTTATTAACGAATTAAATAATTCTAATCTAGACGGAATGACTGATACAGAAGACTATACTGGTAAATGGCATTGGACTAACTTGCAATTTGATGCGAACACAAATAATAGTAGGTTTGCTTTTAATAATTCTAATCACAATAGAACATACACAAAAGACGGATTGCTTGAAGGAAATTACAAAAGTAATACTAATACTTTTCTTGCTTCGCATATATTAAATTTTAACAAAGCTGATGTTACAATAGGAGCAGAACACGAAAATGTTGATGCAAACTTCTTAACTAATATTAGGGGAGCGTTTCCGTATACTAGCAGTGTTGATAAAACTAGAAACACAAATGGAATTTTCGTTAATACAAATATACTAACTGAAGATAATTTTATAATATCAACAGGTCTAAGATATGATAGCATAGACGAGTTTGGTAATAAAGTTACCGGTAGATACGGCTTGCATAAAAACGGTTATAGAGGAAGTGTATCTCTCGGTTACCGTATACCTACATTATATGAGATGTATGGTCAAGACAACTATGGATTCAATGGTAATCCAAATCTTAAAGAAGAAGACACTATAGGATTAGAACTAGGTTACAATAATGATATATTTGATACAGCAGTATTTGTAACCCAAGAATCTAATGCAATTATATATGACGGAACATACGTTAACGACGCAGATAAATCTTACACTAAAGGTATAGAAACATCAATTAACCATAGTATAGATGATTATTTTATTACAGGCAATGTTGCATTTACTGATGCACGTAAGTCAAACGGCAAACAGAAACTACGCCGCCCTAAACTTACAAGCAATGTAAAAGTAGCTAGAATTATAAACGGCATAGAATACAGCACAAAGGCAAACTATTACGGCAAACACAAAGATATTGACAGCAAAACATTTGCTACAATTGACAAAAGTTCAGTTATAACTTATGATGCTGAATTAAAGCATTTAAAAGATAATGTAGAAATATTTGCTGGCATATATAATATAAGTAATAAGGAATACGAAAGACCCGACGGTTACAGTCAATTAGGACGTAACTGGAAAGCAGGGTTCAAAGTATACTTTTAATATGAAACACTTAATAAAACATCCAATGTTTTGGCCCGGACTACTAGTAGCATCTCCTGTTCTTTACTATATCATATATAGATTAGGTTTAGAACTTTGGTGCATAACATACGGATTAATCTACTAAAAAACGCTTGACATTACACTTATATGATTGTATAATCATAATATGAGTGTAGTAAACGATATAGTTCTGACATACTTGCCGGCCAAGCGTAAGCAAACGCCAAGTGGCTGGCTATCATTTAATGCTCCGTGTTGCCATCATAATGGTCACAGTGCAGACACTCGCGGCCGCGGTGGCTTAATAAGCAACCCGGATGGAGGCGTTAGTTATCACTGTTTTAACTGCGGCTTCAAGGCATCCTGGCAACCGGGCAGAAACTTCTCTCATAAGTTGCGTAAACTACTCCAGTGGACAGGAGCACCTGATGATGTAATCAACAAGGTAGCACTAGAGGTTATGAGAGAGAATGAAGGCGTTGAAGCACAATCGCGCATTGCAACGCTGCCAACGTTTAATACTGTCCCGTTGCCAGACGATGCTGTTAGACTAGCAGATCATCAGTGGGCCGAAGTAGGCACTATACCAGAGCGTATGGTGAATGTGTTTGCCTATATGCTAGAGCGTGACCTACGCATAGATGACATTGACTATCACTGGAGCCCAAGCCTAGGATACCGTGATAGATTGATTATACCCTTTTACTATGAAGGCAGGGTGGTAGGTTGGACTGCTAGGGCTATTACACCAGATAAGAAACCCAAGTACCTTACAGAAATGCAACCTGGATACGTATTCAACTTAGATGAACAACGTCACACCAAAGTGTTTGCTATTGTGTGTGAGGGTCAGCTCGATGCATTACACGTAGAAGGTTGTGCATTGGGAGGGTCAGAAATTTCTGACCAACAAGCAATGTTGTTAAATAAATTACAGAAACAAATTATTGTTGTGCCTGACAGAGATAGTGCAGGCAGTAAACTTGTTGAACGTGCTATCGAATTAGGGTATAGTGTTAGTATGCCTGATTGGACAGAAGACATAAACGATATAGGTGATGCAGTACAAAAATATGGTAGGCTATATACATTACATAGTATTGCTGTTAGTGCAGAAGAATCACCGTTAAAGATAAGACTGAGAGCAAAAAAATGGTTTGGTTAAAAAAGAAATTGAAAGAGCTTTGGTGGAAATTAACAAGTCCACCTAAGCCACGCATCGAAAGGTAGTAATGATTAAAAAAATATTAGACTGGCTAACGTGGCCTTTACGCACACTAAAAAATAGACAAGAGCAACGCAAACTAAAAAAGCGTCTAGAAGAACTAAAAAAACGGGATCCTTTTATTTACAAATGATTACTTGGGGAATATCGGCAAATAGTCACGATGCAGCTTTAGCTGTGTTCAACAACGACGGATTGGAATTTGCAAGCCACAGCGAACGCTTCAGTGGTATAAAGAACGATCCAGACTTAAATACAGAGCTAATTGAATACGCAAAGCAATGGGGAGAACCGGATGAAGTGGTTTGGTACGAACGACCTTTTAGAAAAACTCTTAGACAGCTTAGAGCAGGACAAGGCTGGAGACTCAGAGAAAACAACATTCGCAGTTATCTTAGGCACTATGGTATTAGTTGCCCTATTCGTTATAGTAGTCATCATCTAAGTCACGCCGCTGCCGGATATTATACTAGTCCCTTTACTGATGCTACAGTAGTATGTATTGATAGCATTGGAGAATTTGAAACTCTCACGGTGTGGGAAGGCAAGGGTAACAAACTTAAAAAGAAACGTAGTCAGGGCTATCCACATAGTGTTGGCTTATGGTATAGTGCTATGACACAACGTATTGGGTTGAAACCTAACGAGGACGAATACATTCTAATGGGTATGGCAGCATATGGCAAGGCCAATCGGTTCTATCAAGACATCCTAGACGAGTTTATTGAGTACGTAGGAGAGGGTAAGGTGAAATTTTCTCATAACCTTCACCGAGGGTGCCAGTGGTGGAAGACAGGATTAACATCTGAACAAGATATGTATGATATCGCCGCAGCCACCCAGAAGGTCTATGAGATGATTCTTGACAAGACCCTATACTATTGGAGTAAGACCCTTTCTAGTCGCAACTTAGTTCTTATGGGAGGGTGTGCATTAAATTGTAGTGCTAATGGCATAGCATATAAACATTTTGATAATGTATGGATTATGCCTAACCCAGGAGATGCAGGGTCAGCTATTGGTGCAGTGTTAGCTCATAAAAAGCAACATATGGAAATAGATCACGTATACACAGGTTATAATATTGAAGGAGACTATCCAGTTGAAGAAGCAGTCAGCGAACTTAAGAAAACGGGAATCGTGGGTGTTGCGAATGGCCGGGCGGAGTTTGGCCCTAGGGCTCTTGGCAATCGTAGTTTACTTGCTGATCCACGAGGTGAAGATATTAAACGCAGAGTCAACGACATTAAAAAGCGACAACAGTTCCGTCCTTTCGCCCCCGTCGTGCTCGCAGAACACTACCACGAAAATTTCGAAGGACCTGCCAATAGTTATATGCAGTTTACCGCCCGTTGCAAAAATAGAGACTTGTATCCTGCCATCACCCACGTGGATGGCACAAGCAGAGTCCAAGTGGTTGGACCAGATGGTAGCGGAATACGAACTTTGCTAGAACGCTGGTATGAAGAAACAGGATGTCCGATGTTATTAAATACTTCACTCAATATCAAGGGTAAACCGATGGTAAATGACTTGACAGACGCTAAAGAATTTGCTATAATGTATAAAACAAAGGTGGTATCATAATGATGAATGTTGCGCAAATATTTCCAAGATTAGTTGGTATTGTTTACTTTGAAGAAGATATGTCTGAAATTAATAAACTGTTAGAAGCTGTTCCTAACAGAGGACCTATTTCTGAAGACTATGACAAGGACTGGGGTACGTGGAGCGAAGACACATATGTACTTAATCAGCCACAGTTTAAAGATTTTAAAAACTTATTAACAAAAAAATCAAATGAATTTTTTGAAGATGTATTGTGTCATCAACCTAGTGATTTACAAATGACACAAAGTTGGGTTAATGTAAAATCTCCGGGACAACATCATTGGCCACATAAACATCCTAACAGTATTATTAGCGGAACTTATTATTGGCAAGATGATATCGTGCCATTAGTATTTACAGATGATCGTGAGAGTAATTTTCATATGGAGCACGATGCTGACAAATTAGCACAGTTTGATATTGCACAAAAAGTAATGAATTGCTATGTACAAAAAAATACACTTGTGTTATTTGAGTCTAATATTATGCACGGCGTTGGACCTAATCATTCAGACAAAGATAGATATAGTTTAGCATTTAATATGTTTCCAAGTAAATTAGGAAATAAAGAAGTACTATCAGAATTAAATTTAAAAAACTTTGAATAGGTAATTATTACTAGATGACAAGACAAAACACAGATTATGGATATGATATACAAAAGGTATATCTAGAAATGTTTATGACAGACGCAGAGTCGTTTGTTAGATGCCAAGGTGTGTTTGATCCTAAAACATTTGATAGACGTTTGCAAGAATCTGCAAAGTTTTTAAAAGATTATGTAGAAGAACATAATGCATTGCCTACGTTTGATATGATCAATGCAGCAACAGATAGTAATCTAAAAGATCCAGGACAGTTACAAGAAAATCATTATGACTGGCTTCTACAGGAGTTTGAAACGTTCAGTAGACACAAAGCACTAGAGGCGGCTATCCTTAAGAGTGCAGACTTGCTTGAGAATGGTGAGTATGGTCCGGTCGAGGACCTTGTTAAGAAAGCAGTACAGATTGGCTTGCAAAAAGATCTAGGCACAGACTACTTTGCTGATCCAAGAGCAAGACTAGAAGCAATCAAAGATAAGAACGGACAAGTAAGCACAGGCTGGCCCAGCTTAGATAAGAAACTGTTCGGCGGATTCAACAGAGGCGAGCTTAATATCTTTGCTGGTGGTTCAGGGTCTGGTAAGAGTTTGTTTATGGCAAATATGGGTGTGAACTGGTGCCTAGCAGGTATGAATGTACTGTATCTAACATTTGAGCTTTCAGAGAATCTAGTTAGTATGCGTCTTGATGCAATGACATCAGAGATTCCGAGCAGAGACATCTTCAAAAGCATCGACGATGTTGAGATGAAGGTTAAGATGATTGGCAAGAAGGCCGGTGCATTCCAGGTCAAATATATGCCTACAGGTAAGAATGCAAATGATATTCGAGCATACTTAAAAGAGTATGAGATTAAAACAGGTAAAAAAGTAGATGTACTATTGATCGATTACTTGGATCTTATGAGTCCGATTGGTACTAAGATTAGTGCAGAGAACTTATTTGTTAAGGACAAATATGTATCTGAAGAATTACGTAACTTGGCAATGGAACTAAACTGTATATTTGTTACAGCATCTCAGTTGAATCGTAGCTCAGTTGAAGAGATTGAGTTTGATCACTCGCACATCTCGGGTGGTATTTCAAAGATTAATACTGCTGACAACTTGATTGGTATCTTTACAAGTAGAGCAATGCGTGAGCGTGGACGCTATCAGATACAGTTGATGAAAACACGTTCGAGTAGTGGTGTAGGTATGAAAGTTGATCTAGGCTTTGATGTAGACACACTACGCATCTTCGATCTCGGTGAAGATGATAACGACAGCTACGCAAATGCATCTCAGAACAACAGTAACAGTAGTAGTATATTAGATAATATCAAGCGAGGAACAGCTACAACAGAACCACGCGAAGATCCTAGCGAAGGTGTAACTGCCGGGAAGATACGTGCTCAAACAGATTCAACAAAACTTCGTGACTTCCTTAATAACCTAGGTGACGAATAAATACACAATAAAGGAATTATTGTTGTGAACCTATACGAACCGTTTAGACTATTCTCAGAAGACGAGTGCAAATCTATTATAGAGCTTGCAAAAAAGAGCTCTGAAAAAAATGCCAAAGCTGGAGGAGATTACAATCCAGGTGTTAGAAATAACACTGTATTTTGGGTTGACTTCGATAAGACTAGTTATCTACAACATCAAATGAGATATATTATAGAATATCCTGTTACGTGGATCGAAGAGCCTATTCAAGTTTCGAAATATGATACAGGGCAATATTACAGTTGGCACAAAGATCAGTTAGTAAACAAACGCACAAGTTCAAGACTACTAACTTTAACTTGCACACTACAAAATGCACCTGGGGGATTATTTGAAACTAGAGATCATAGTTTTGAGTTGCAAGCAGGCGAAGCAGTAATTATTCCTAGTGACGTAGACCATAGAGCACTTCCGCCTATAAGTGGAACACGCTGGGCGTTAACTGCCTGGGGTATGGGTGCTAATCCAAATTTAGACTAACGACATATTTTTTATCTTCTGCCTGCAAGTGTAGCATAGGCTTCCAATCTGTGGTTCCGTGTGCTTTCTTTTCATTTAGACTATATGCGAATTCTATTGCTCGTAGTTTTGCTTGAGTAAGATCTGAGCAGCGTTCTCTCTTTTTTACTTCAAGTGCAGTTATGTGTTCTTGAATTTTATTTTGCTTTTTACTAAACGCTTCGATTATATAGTAAGGATGGAATCGTCTGGGATCTGGCATAGGTTCTCCTTTCTATTATTTAGTGGCTAAATATATACAAAGGAATATTCTGATGCCAGTACCAGTACGAAGTATACGCTTACAAAAGCGATCAACAAAAAGTTTAAACACTCTAAGCGGTGCCTCGGGTGAAATTTTCTTTGACGAAGAAAATAGAACACTGCGTTTATATACAGCTAATCAATCAGGAGCAGAAGTTCTTGCTACACGAGATTGGGTGAATCAAAGCGTTCAAGGGTTTAGCGGCGATTATAACGATTTAATTAATACGCCCCCAAATGTTTCAGACATTAATCAATTAAGCGACATAGACAGTTTATTGTTTAGCGGCGACTATGAAGACTTAGCAAACAAACCAGACTTAGAAAGTTTAGTCCCAGACATCACTACAATTAACGCAATAGGTGATGTCAACATAAGTGGCACGCCGGAACAAGGACAACTGTTAGTATGGGACGGCAGTATTTGGGTCAATCAAACTGTTTCAGGCTTCGAAGATACAAACACTGAATATACACTAACTGGTGATTCGTTAGCAGGCGGCGCACAAGCAGTCCTAACAGATTCTGATACTAACCAACAAACACTACAGTTTTTAGCAGGCACTGGCATCAGCGTAACTCTTACTAGCACAAATGAAATAACAATAGCCAACACAGATACTAACCAACTCGCAGTGAATGACTTAACAGATGCTAGTATTACTAATATCCAAGACGGTCAGTCGCTTGTTTATAGTAGCGGGCAATGGATAAACGGTACTCCTAGTGGCGGTGTAGATCTAACATCATTCACAGTAACAGAAAATACAGCAGGTACCGCATCTCTTACTTATGATGACACAACAGGACAGTTTAGTTATACTCCCCCAGATTTATCGAGTGTAGCACAGTTAGATGCATTTAGTGTAACAACAGACGCTGCTCAGTCAGGAGGTTCACTTTCGTATGACGACAACGGTGGGTTTACATTTAGACCTGCGAACCTAAGTGGCCTAAGCACGTTAACCAGTTTTAGTGTATCTACAGATGCAGCCAGCGGTGGCGGATCACTGTCGTACAATAATCAAAACGGCGTATTTACATTTGTTCCTGCAGACATTGGATCAGGTGGCGGTGGCGGAAGTGGCGCATATGAATTTGAACTAACCGACGATGGCGGGTCTAACAACGATTATCTATTTACTAATACAGCATACTTTCCAGGTGGTTCAGTAGCTGATCCTGATTTATATTTGCGTCGAGGTGAAACATACACCTTCTCAAACATATCAGGTGCCCACCCATTCCAGATTCAAAGCACTGCTGGTATTAGTGGTACAGCATACAACACAGGTGTAACCAATAACAATACTGTAGGAGATGTAGTATTTACAGTACCTATGGATGCTCCTAAAAGATTATACTATCAATGTACTGCACACGCTAATATGGGAGGTAATATTTTCATTAGTGATAGTACAGAAGTATCACTTGATACAACTCCTGTACTCGGAGGGAACTTAGATGCAAACTCAAACGATATTACAAACGTAGGCACTATCACTGCAACAACATATGCCAATGCAGGAGCAGGTGCTCCACAAATCACAAGTGCAAGCACAGTTACAATAACAGCACCAGATGGATTTATTGTAACAGGCGGCGCAACAGGCGGACCATTTAGATTACCTAGCTTTACTACTACTGAGAAAAATGCAATAACAGCAGTAAACGGTGATATAATATATGACAGCACTATTAGCCAAGCACAAGTATATGAAGGATCGTGGACATCAATTAGCGGTGGCGGCGGTATTGCCTTAACTGACTTGAGTGTAGGTGCCGAAGGCACTGCAAGTGGTGATGGTGCTATTGCTTACAATGATGGAACAGGAGTATTTACATACACTCCGCCAGATCTTAGCAGTTACTTAACTAGTGTGCCGGCACAGTCATTTAGTAGTTTAACAGGTAAGCCAACAACACTTGCAGGATACGGTATTACAGACGCATTTGACGGTGTGTTTAGTTCACTTACTAGCAAACCAACAACACTTGCTGGTTATGGAATTACTGATAGTTTATCAGCTAGTGCTGCACCGAGGATATCAGAAGTATCAAGCACAATAAATGGTGCTACTGGTACTGTAGTACACAATACTACAACCGGCGGAGTATTTTACCATACGGCGCCAGCAGCAAACTTCACAGCAAATTTCACAAACGTACCAACTACCAACGACAGAATTACAACAGTAGCACTAATTATTGCACAGGGCGTAACACAGTATATGCCAACAGCAGTACAAATAGGTGGCGCAGCACAAACAATAGAATGGTTTGGAGGCAGCGTTCCTGGAGGCACAGCTAACGGATTTGACATAGTTTCTTTTACACTCATTAGACAATCATCTACTTGGACTGTGCTAGGAGCAAGTTCGACTTATGGATAACAAATATGCCACAGATAGCTAGTGTTTCAAGAGGAGCGTTAGCTTCAACAAAGATAAATCGAATATCAACTGAAGGCGCTGACCTAACAGGAGTTAGGGTAATGTCAGGTAATTATATATCTAGCTTATCTGGAGGTGTCTGGAGTAGTTGGATTGTAGACGGCATAGATAGAGATTATAACACAACTACTTTTAAATCACGCACAAATGTAACCGTTAATGATGGCGAACATATAACTTTAATGTTGAAAGGCGATGGTGAACAAGGCTTAAGATGTTCGTTAGGATGTCCCGAGTTTAATAGACCTAGTGGATTTGGCGGTGCTCTCGATGGAGGCAATGGCCATTATTGTAATTTAATTAATGGCCCTCTTCAAACACTAGCTAACAGTATAGAATTTGACGACAACAGAGTAAGAGTTCATAGTGATTATCTAACAGCAAACTCTGTTACTGGAGTTACTGATTTACCAATTTATTCTTTTAGAAGTTATCCCGGACTGTCAGATGTAATAATTTATAACGGTAATGGCCAAGATAGACGTAGGTTACCGCACAATCTCAAAGAAACACCAAAGTTCTTATTCGGAATGTTAATTTACGGAAGTAGCGCCGGTAGTTGGAATTGGAAATTCTCAGCGCCTGATAGACGTGGTAGTCAGTTTTATAGCAATGGAACTTTTTTGGAAAGAACAACTGACGGAATTTTACCTTCTGTTCCTGATGCCACTGCAATAACTGTTGGCAATGAAAACAATATTAATGGTAGTGGAACATATATAATCCTTGCACTAGCTGCTGACGACTATGAAAATTACAGCACAATAACAAACAAAAAACAAATAGCTACTGGCACACTTTCTGATGCAAACGGGTATGGTGCAACAGGCACAATTACTCTTGATTTTGAGCCATATTATGTTTGGTACAGAGAAGGAAATAATGAATGGAAGTGTGTCGGACACCAAGGAACAAATTGGGGTTTGGCTAATGCTGTAACTACCATGTACGGCGGCGGACAATATACACAAACGTATTTTACACAAACTACAGATGGGTTTACTTTTAGCAGAGCGCCATTTGGCGATAATGTAAGTCTTGAATGGATAGCATTTGGTAATCAGGCAGTATAGCAATGGAAAAATATTATCAACTAGGAACACATACTACCGAACAGTGGCAAGAATTACACGCAGAATTAATTGCAGATGGTAATCTATATGAAGCGGTTCCTGTTAGACAGGTTAGTGTAGATGACGAAAAACTGCACAGTCCAACACGTGGAACATATCTGCTAACTCTTGAAGAAGCAGAAGAACTTAAAAAAGATCCAAGAGTTAAATTTATTAACATTGATTACTCAAAATATGAAGAATACACGCCGCCAAAAGACGAATTGCAAGCAACTAGGCCAGCACTAGTAAACCGTTATACCGGTACTGTTAGAAACTATAGGGAATTTGAAACATCAAATACTTTACCTAACACCCCAACTGCGGCTGAGGTTAATCGTACAGGATATCAAATTACTAGACTTCAGCAAGTTTCACAAAGTGATCCCTGGCTTGATGGAGCATTGTCTGATAATGATGTAGTAACACAAGCCGTACAAGCAAGGGGAAGCGGTAAAAATGTAGATGTAGTTGTTGCAGATGAAGGTATGTGGATCGGACATCCTGAATTTCAAAATGATCCTGTATTAGAAAGTGACGGTACAACAGCAATAGAACTGCCAACAGATTTTGGCGGTAATATACTTCCGGGCAGCGGCACTTGCACAGTTTTGGATTTAGTTTTAGACAGTCCGTACTATATCGATCCAGACTGGTTTAACGCTGGTGCTGATCCAGAATACAACAACGGGGCAATTATTGATGTTACAGGCGATGGTAGTGATTTCTTCAAACGTGAAGTTACAACCAACGGTGTAAGAATTATGGCGGCA